CATGTGTTGTATCACAAGTTGTTTCTATGGGAGACGAATGTTACCATGATAAAGAAACAAAATGGTGTAAAATTGGAGATTGGGTTCTTACAGGTAAGTATATTGGCTTAAAATTTAGATATGAAGGTGAAGAATATGCAATGATAAACGATGATGAAGTTCTTGCAGTAGTACCAAATCCTGATAAAATAACACATAAATAGACTTGCAATAAGTCTGTATCTAGTATACAATAGTATTTAAGCGATAAACGCGGGTCGCAACCGAAGGAGGTCTAATGATAGACGAAGAAAAACAGGAAGAGCAACTAGAAGAAGAAGAGATAGTTGTAGAACTTCCATCAGAAGAATCTGAAGGCACAGAAAAGCCTGAAGAGCCTACAGATACCGAGGCTCCAGTAGAATCCGAAGAAACCGTAGAAGAAGAACCCGAATCTGAAGAAGATGAGGAAGAAGAAGAAACGGAAAAATCTGAAGAGGAAGATGAATCTAAAGATAAAAAGGTATTTGGCAAGCGTGCAGAAAAACGCATTAAACGTCTTGTTAAAGAGAAAAAAGAATTAGAAGCCAAGGTCAAACAGTTAAAAGAACAGGAAGAGTCTTGGACTTCTGAACGAGCTGAATTACAGTCTCGTACACAGGATTCAGAATTACACGCGATTAATCAATATATTGATAGATTAAAAGCTCAGGAAAAACAATCTTTATCTGCTTTGCGTACAGCAAAAGAATCAGGTGATATTGATGCAGAAATAAAAGCACAAGATGCTTTAGCATCAGTTAAAGCTGAAACTTTAGTAGCTGAACAATATAAATCAAGAGCAGAAACTTCTCCTAAAAAAGAAGTAAAGAAAGAAGAACCTAAACAAAAACAAACAGCTGCACCAGATAGAAAAGCTCTAAACTGGCAAAAGCGGAATGAATGGTTTGGTGGTTCTTCAACTAAAGATAGAATCATGACTCAAGCAGCTATGGTAATTCATAAAGAACTAATTGAAGAGGGGATAGGCCCAGAAGTTAGTACAGATGAATATTATAATGAACTTGATATGAGAATAAGAGAAGAGTTTCCTGAGAAGTTTAAAAACAAATCAGTGAAAAAAATTCCAACAGTTATGGGTGGCACGCGCTCCACTCTGGGAAAAAACCAAATAAAGCTAACTAAAACGGAAGTTGAAATGGCTAATAGATTGGGAGTTTCTTTACAAGAATATGCGCGACAAAAAGTGCGCCAAACACAGGCGGGAGGTTAAGATGACGAAAGCAACAAAAACCAGCCGAAAAACTAGAGCATCGGCAACTCGAAAAAAAGTTTGGGAACCAATGGCAAAGCTAGACGTTCCTGAAGATAAAAAAGATGTGGATATGGAATATGTCTGGGTTAGACATGAATTATTGAATAACCCTGATGATGCAAATGTTCACGAAAGACTACGCGAAGGCTATGAGCCAGTTACACCTGATGAACTTGGGGATGACTATCATGCTGACGTAATGTCTGCTGGCAAACACGCAGGTACGGTTAGGTCTGGTGACTTAATTCTTATGAAAAATTCTAAAGAATTAGTGGCTCAGAAAAAAGCGTACTACGAAGCTCAAAGCAGAAAGATGGGTAATGCTTATAGCGCAGAATATATGCGAGAGCAAAATCCAAATATGCCAGTCTCAGATGAATCTACTTCTTCGACAACAAGAGGTGGGCGAATCGAAAAACCAAAATTTGAGAAGTAAGTTAATAACGAGCTTTTCAAATTGATTAAACTTTAAACTTGCATTAAGGAGAAATTATGGCAGGATATGGACTTTCACCAGTACGACAAGCAACTGGTGGCACGATCAGAGCCAACAATTTTACTGATGGTAACGGCTATAGAATAGCTGCTACTGCGCCTTCAGCATACTTTGAAGGGGATTTAGTTACTTACTCAGCTGGCCTTTTGGTTACTGATGTAGGTGCTGCTTCACCTGGAGCTGTTGTTGGTGTATTCTGGGGAGCAGAATATCAGGACAATTCTAGCGGAGATGTAAAGTTTGTACGTTCAATCCCTAACGGCACAGTTGCAAAAGCTCAATATAAAGCGTATGTCTATGATGACCCAAACACTTTGTTTAAGATTCAAGCAGACCAAGCGTCTACAGCAGTTGAAGCAGCTAACGTTGGAGAGAACCTACAAATTGTAGCGTCACCTTCTGGTTCAACAACTACTCACAAAAGTGGTCTCGTAGCAGACTCTAGCACTAAAGCAACCACAAACTCTTTCCCACTACAACTTTTAGGTAGTGCACAAGATGATTTAGGTTACACATCTGCTGGTACTACTATGGATATACTAGTGAGAATTAACTCACATCAACACCGTACGGGCGCTACAGGCGTTACAGGTATATAATTAGGAAAGGATAGATTATGGCTATTTCAAGAGCACAACTCCTTAAGGAATTGGTACCTGGTTTACATGCGATTTTTGGAACTGAATATAACAGACACGAAAATGAACATGCGGTGCTATTCGATGAGGAAACATCAAATAGAGCCTTTGAAGAAGAAGTTTTATTTCCAGGTTTTGGAGAAGCTTCTGTTAAATTTGAAGGTCAAGGCGTTAACTATGCAGAAACTGGTGAAGGTTGGATTTCTAGATATCAACACGAAACTGTTGCTATGGCATTCTCAATTACTGAGGAAGCAATGGAAGACAATCTTTATGACAAACTGTCAACTAGATTAACAAAATCATTAGCAAGAGCTATGGCTTCTGCTAAACAAACAAAAGCAGCGAATGTATATAACAATGCATTCTCAAGCACACAACTAGGTGGAGATGGTGTTGTACTATGTTCAACAGCTCACCCACTTCAAAGTGGTTCTACTGCTTCAAATACTTTTTCATCACAAGCAGAGCTTTCTGAAACTTCTTTAGAAACTGCTCTAATTGCGATTGCTGGATTTACTGACGATAGAGATATCCCAGTAGCGTTGCAAGCACAAAGTTTGCACATTCCAAGACAATTGATATTTGTAGCTGAGAGATTAATGAAATCTCCTGGTAGAGTTGGTACTGCTGATAATGATATTAATGCACTTAGCAACATGGGAATGTTGCCTAAAGGGTATTTCGTAAATCACAGATTTACTGATACTAATAATTTCTTTATCAAAACAGACTCACCTAACGGTATGAAGATGTTTAACAGAGCTCCTGTTAAAACTTCTATGGAAGGTGACTTTGAAACTGGTAACGTTAGATACAAAGCAAGAGAGAGATACTCTTTTGGTTTCTCTGACTGGCGTGCTATTTTTGGAGCAAATCCAAGCTAATTGAAAAAGGGGGTGCCGTAAAAAGTGCCCCCTTAATAAACCCAGAGACTGCTTAGGCAGACATAATAAAAAAGGAAAAGACGATGGGAACAACTACTTTTAACGGAACAGTCAGATCGGAAACTGGCTTTTCACAAATAACAAAGAATAGCACTACAGGTGTTATTACAGAAAATACAACTATTGATTCAAGTGGTAACACTTCAGTCGCTGGAACATTAGGTGTAACAGGAAGATCAACTCTAACTGGAAACACTATTGCTACAACTGCAGGTACAGGTATTACAACTGGTACAGGCACAGTTTATGCAGCTTCAGTAATTAAAACAGGCGGTATTTTTCATACTAAAATTTTAATTGATTTAACAGGTTTAGCATCATCTGGTTCTGGTGATATCATCGGAAAAGCAGCAACTGCTAATTCTCATATTGGACAAATCACAGCAGCAGTAAATGGAACAGTTCTAGGCGGAAAATTAACTTGCTTAGAAGCTCCAGCAGGCGGAGACCCAGATATCAACTTATGGTATGCAGATGAAGCAACTGGTACAGAAGATGCAGCAATAACTGGTTTAACTAACCAAGTGCAAATGTGTGACAGTGGTGATTTAGCTTTAAACAGCGTAATCAGTATTCCAACACCACCAGCGGCAGATAAATATATTTATATGGTAACTGGTGCGGCAACAGACGCTGATTATACAGCTGGAAAATTACTTATTGAATTTTTCGGTTATACTGCGTAACTAATTAACTGAAGTGAGGTGTAAAAGCCTCACTTTTTATAAAGGATAAAACTATGGCAGGATATTCAGACGTAAAGTCTACATTTATATCAGATACTGTTGCAGCAGACCCTAATGGTTATTCAGCTTCAGCAGCTGTTGGTGATAATGCGGCATTAACCCTTGGAGGCGCTTTAGCTTCTGGTGGTTCCGTAACTAATAGTTCTGGAAGATTGACTGTAATTGTGTCGGCTGGCGATGATTCAGGTATATCATTTACTGTTGTTGGCACTGATGTAACTAGTGCGGCAATGACAGAAACAATTACTGGAGCAGATACAGGCACTGCTACAGGAAGTAAATATTTTAAAACAATCACTTCTATAACAGCTGTTGGAGACCCAGCAGGAAACGTAGAAGCAGGAACTGCGGCTGATGCAGCAGATGTTGTATTTGCAGGCCCTACAAGATTAAAGGGAGCAAATATGGTTAATGATGCAGCGGCAGGTACAGTTGAGTTTGTTGATACTTCAGATGCTTCGGCTATCGGTTCAGCAAGCACTTCATTAAAAGTTGGCACTGTAGCTTCAGCTACTGCTATCAGAGACATGACAATTCCTGATGAAGGATTAAGATTTAAAAATGGTTGCTTTGTTAAGTTTACTGTAGGAAAATGCGAAAGTATAACTACATTCCAGGCTTAGCATGGAAGAAGCAAACGTTGATATAAAAAACAAACTTGATATTGTAGAACTAAGAGGTGAAATAAAATTATTGCGTCAAGAAGTTGACACAGTAAAAACTAATCACATTTGGCATCTACAAAAATCAATAGACGGTATTAATAAAGTATTATGGACTGTAGGGTTCATGGTTCTCGCTCAATTTCTTTGGGTTATTAAAACTGTTATAATGGGATAGGAGACTAGTATGGCTACCTCTGGTACTTATACTTTTAATCTTGACACTGGTGAAATAATACAGGAAGCTTATGAGCGTTGTGGTATAGAAACCAAAAGCGGTTATGATTTAAAAACTGCTAGACGCTCATTAAACTTATTATTAACTAAATGGGTTAATGATGGTGTAAATTTATTTACATTAGATTTAGAAACATTTAATATGACTAAAGACCAAGGTTATATTACAATGGATTCAACTATACGTTTAGATGTAATTGATGCAGCAATTAGAGATAATTCTAATGCTTCTGATACTTCAGATATTATTTTAGAAAGAATTAGCATGGATGAATATCTTGCTATACCTAGTAAATTAAATACAGGTAAACCAGTACAATATGCAGTTGAAAGAAATTCTCAATTTACATCTTCAGGTTCAGGAACACATAAAGTTTATTTATGGCCTGTACCAGATCAAACATATTATCAATTTTTAACTTGGAGTATTAAATATCCACAAGATGTATCTGCTACATATACACAAAATCCAGATATACCTAGAAGATATTTACCAGCGTTAATAAGTGGTTTAGCTGTAGAATTAGCTGTTAAAAAAGCACCAGATAGACTTGCAGTGTTAAAACCATTATATGATCAA